TATCCTTTAAGCTGCATCTTGTTCATCTAGTTCTGTCCATGGAGTGCTTGGATTGCTTAATGTTGTCCAAGTTGTACTTGTGGTTTGATCTGTCCATGTATCAGATGGAACAATTATATCATTCCATTTTAAACCACCAATAGCAGAAAAACTACTACTTTGCGATATGGTAGCTGATCCTCTGTCAATTTGTCTGCCAATGGCATCAAAGCCAGATACAGCAGCACATGCAGCACTTGCGCTTACTGTAAATCTACCAACCGCAGTCATTCCAGAGGTCTGAGCGCATGTTGCTGTACCTCTGTCTATTTGTTTACCAACTGCACTCATGCCAGAAGTTTCTGCGCAAGTGGCTGATCCTAGATCAACCTGTGTACCAACTGCGGTCATTCCGCTAGTTTGGGCGATAGTAGCTGATCCTAAATCTATTTGTGTGCCTACCGCAGTCATGCTTGATGTCTGCGCTATGGTTGCTGTTCCGCGATCTATCTGTCTGCCGATTGCAGACATAGATGATGTTTGAGCTATAGTGGCTGATCCACGATCTATTTGCCTTCCTATAGCTGAAGCACCAGATGTTTCAGGCATGGTAGCAGAGCCAAGATTAATCTTGTGGCCTACCGCATTAAATCCTGATGTTTGTGCAGAGGTAGCTGCACCTAATTTAATTACTACACCAACAGAGGTAAAGTCTGATGTTTGTGCTGATGTAGCAGTAGCGTTCTTTTGAACAGATGATTCGGCTGTAAAGCCAGATGTTTGAGCAGATGTAGCTACGCCAAAATGATATACGGGAGTTCCATAGTTGGACTTCCCGTATGTATATAACCCGTAGCCTACAGAGGCCATTGTATTAAGCTAATGTGATGTCTAAATCACCAGCATCAAATCTGAATACATCTCCTGAAGATACTACTTTTGAGGTATCTAAGTCTGCATATGCAAGCAAATTACCAGCACTTGAAGCATCTAAAATACCAACAGCAACTACTGTTCCGTAGTTAGCAGTAGCAGTTGGATATTCAATAGCTGCTGAGTTAGTAGCTGTGGTTGGTGATGTACCAGATACTGTAAAAGTAGCAGTTTGTCTTGCATAAGATCCACCTGATACTTCAGTACCGCCACCAGTATCTCCTGGTGCTACAGTATATAAAGCAACATACAAAGTAGATGGAGCAGTATAAGCAGTTCCGCCAAAGACATGATCTAATACTTTATCTTCTAAATAATCGCTAAATCCAGCCATTTATTTCTCCTAATTGTTATTCCAATAGTAAACATTTTTTCTTGCTTTACCATAAGTTCTTCTTCTTGGTATTAAAGATCCTTTGGCAAACTCTGCTCTCTCTTGCTGTAATCTGAGTTCTTCTAAAGATTTCTCAAACTGAGCGTTAAAGAGAGGCGCTCTTTCATCTTCCATTAGAAAGACAGAAGCGTGCTTTAATGATCCATATAAGTAAATATCTGGATGCGAAGCCAATACAAAGTTAGATGTATTAGAATCGCTTAAAGCATCTATCTTACTAAAGTATGTTAATTGTAATGTATATTCGCTATCAGGGGTAGGTGCAAGTTCCATTGTATTATCAACTAAAGCGTAATAAATGGGTTGACCAGTAATATTATTGTTAGCTTTTCTATAAACATCCAATGATTCAATAGACATTTGCATTAATGGTCTAAAGTCATTAGAAGTAATTTCTACATTAACAGCTTCTAACCAATCGGATGGTAAAGATAAATATTGTGCATCTGCGGTTGCGGTTGCTCTTTTGATTTGATCTGCAACGCGCAATCTTCTGTTTAATTCGGCTTCGGTATTGTCAATGAATATATCTATTTCAGTTGTTAAATCTGATCTGTTTAGATAATTCGCTATGTTTGTTTTTAATTCGCTGTATGTCATAGTTTACCTTGCCATGTTCTAAATACTTTATTGTCTGAATTGTTTAGCCATTTCTTCCATGCTTTCATATCGTTAGCCCAACCTTCTCGGCAAGCTCTTTGATAAACCACCAATGGGACTTCTGCAACATGACGGAAGTCTTTGCCTGGTTTCACATATTCTGCAATGTTTTTACAATGCTCTATGACTGGCTGAACATCCTGTTTGGTGTGATACACAAGTTTATCATCTTCTGTGGCAAATTCGTGTGTATAACCAGTCTTATGATCTATTAATGTTTTTCTAGCCATATTGCTTTTCTAAAAATTCAACAACTTTAATTTTATCATTGACTTCGGCTATTTGACTAATAATTTTATCTAAGTATTCGGTAAAGTTTGTGTGTTCTGGTAGTGAGTTTGGATTATCTAAATAAATTTCTAAGTCTAAAGATAGTTTAGATAATTCACCTTGTAGGTGAGATTTGTAAGATTTGAGGATATTTATTTTATCCATAAAAAAAGGTGGGGAAGAAATTAATCTAGCCCCACCTCATCCCGATCAATTAAGATACATTAAGGTCTGCAACAATACCATGAGCAGCTTCGTTGGATACTTCTAATCCATACTCAACTACAATCATTTTGGTCATAGCATCGCCTATTGTTGAGATATCAATAGTTTTGAAATCTCTTAGGTAAGATACTTTTGCAAATTCAGGATCAACTAAGAGGAGTGATCTTTCTCTTGATCTGTTTGATGGAACGATTTTGAGTTCACCAAAGTCAGATGAATAGATAGATACTGAAGCCTCTACTGTATTTGAATCTACAAATTGTCTTGCTTGTGTTCTACCTGTGAAACCAGAAATAACTTGTTTGTTATGTGGGCCACAAATAGCCAATGATGGTTCGCCACCATTAGTGAAGCATAGTTGTAGAACATCTTTAAGTAGATCTTCGGTTAGATCTCTTTGAGTTCCATCAGTTGGAGCAGCTCCGCCACCTGTTGAAGCACCACCAGTTCCTCTTGAATCGTTTGAAGTGATCCAAGACTCGAAACCGCCAGTTACCCTTGCAGTTGAAGCATCGCCAGTTGTTTTAGCTCCGTTCTGAGAAAGAGCTTCTTCCATATCTCTCTTAAGAGCTTTAGACATAATAGCAAGCTGATGAGCCATTTCTGACCTTTTACCTGCTGGATCTGAACTCTCTTGAGATCCTGTTACTGTTGCATCTCTTTTTGAGATCATACATACATTACTTTGCCTTACAGTAGCTGTTGCTGCTGCTCTTGAAAGTTCAAAACCTTCAAGCTCGCCACTTGAGCTAGGTGTAGGTAAAGATTCGGTTTGCCAATCAAACACCACATTTTTAACACTTCTTTTGCCGATTGAGGACATAAAGGGAGTTTGCATTGGGGAGATGTTGTAAATGATATTACTTAAATCTTCCCTGTCAGCAGTTGCGGTGTAAGTATCAAAAGCGTTAGTTACTTTTGCCATGAGTTTACTCCTATATAAAAATTACTTTAACATTTGTTCAAAAACTTTGGCTGCATCTGATGTTTTACCAGTTTTAGCCAACCTTTGTTTTGCTCTCTTTGCTGGTGCTACCGATTTAGTTTTAGTAACTGCGCCTGGTCTAGCAACACGAGCTGGTGCTTTTTCGGTTGGTTTCTTCTTAGTTGCTTCAACAGTTTTGTTGTTCAACCAAGCGTTCCTCAAACCAAGCAAAGCTCTATAGTCGTAGATTGAATCCATTTCTTGTACTGTGTAGCCAAGAGTGTTGATTCCGTAATCGCGAATAGCTAACTTTTCTTGTTGGGCGATTTCTGGATTCTTCCATTCAGGAACAATCTCAAGAAGTTTTTGTTGTCCGTATTCTACGAACTTAGCTAATTGCTCTTGCTGTTTTGCAGCAGCTTCTTGTTGAAGCCTTTGGTTTTCAGCTTGAGTAGCTTTTAACTTCTCTTTTCTTTCATCCCAAAGTTGCTTTTCACGAACATAACCAACAGGATCATCTTCGTACAACCTGTTCCAATCAGGCTCGTTTCCTAAGTCAGCACTTAATTGTGCTTCTAATTTAGGTAACAACTGAGCATAGATTGCATCTCTTTGCGCTAACTCTTGTTGCTGTTGCTCAATAATTTTTCGTTGTTGAGCTAGCTCTTGAGTTTTGCGCGTGTAATCTTGCTGACGAGAATACCCGCTTTGGAGTTCATCTAGCGTGACCTCAACTTCTTCTCCGTCAATCTTGACTTTGTAAGAAGTGGGTTGCTCTACTACATCCTCAACCTCGTTTTGTTCTTCATCATCAAATTCATCATCGTAATCAAAGTCGTCATCTGCTTCGGTATCTTCTTCTTCAAGTTCAACTTCTTCAGGTAACTCATCTTCTTCGATGATTTCTTCTACTTCGTTTATATCGACTTCTTCAACTGTATCCTCAAGGGGAGTTAAGAAACTCTCAAAAGCTGAAGTAGCTTTTTCATTATCAGTTTGTAAAGCAGTCGGTTTTTCCGTTATTGCCATAAAATACTCCTATATTGTATTTTTATAGTATTTTATACGAATTGTTTATAAAAAGGAAAGTTTTAGGCTATGTTGCGAATCTTGTTTATATAAGATTGGGTGAGTTTACCCTTTTCAGCCATTATTCTTAGATGTTTTTCTATTTCAGATAATAATAAAACAGACTTATGAAGATGCTCTCTACTATTCACATTATCTATATCTTGATCTTTTAACCAAGCCTCAATATAAGTTTGTTTTAGGTTTTCTAAAACTTCTTTGAATATTTCTGAGTTTAGTATTTGTTGAGCTTGTTCGGCCTT